GTAAGGGGAGGAAGTAACAAGTTGGATCATTCTAGTAACATGGTGGAGTATACGATTAACATAACTTACACCTAATTCCATATAAGGATACCCTAGCTTTTATGTCAAGTAGAAGTTTGGTAAGTGATTCAAGTTCAAAGATATTTAATTATCTTACACGCTTGTCAGTATGCGGTAAATTCAATCTTCCTTTAGCCGCGTAGTATTGATTCATGCTAATAGTGCTATCCTTTACAAGGTCCTTGAGAAGTCCGTGACCCATGAGGACTAACTTGTTTATCCTTCTGGCTTCATCGTTTATTCTCTTGGTGTCTTTATCCTTCTTTGCCTTTAGCATTTTGGTGCTGTAAATGCCGCGCCTAACCGCCAAGTGGCGCAGTGCCTCTGGTCTACCCTCCCACGGAGTTCCTAAGGCTGCGTTGCCCCAACTCATTTTTTCATCCTCGATTCGTTTGATTACTAGCGATAGCCAGTTAGCCTCAGCCTCTGGATCGACGCAGATTTTTTGCCTGCTCGGTCTACGTTCTACGCCATCGGTAATGTCCGCAGTCTTGAGGAGTTCGTGATATTTTTCTGTCATGGACTGGCAAAAAGCCAGGGTGGATCGTGCTGATTCGGAATACATATTTAGTTGTTGTTAGTTGTGATTAAATGGTGGAGGTGGGAGGATTTGAACCCCCGTCCTTAGTTCTAGACCAAGTCGATCGCCTTACACCCCCTGTTAGTTGTTTTGCTGCGCGGCATCGCCCGGCAGTCTCGTTTGAATGCTACGGAAAAACGTAGCCTTGTCTACCAAAAAAGCCCGCACCGGGTAAGGGTGCGAGCTTAGTAGATTTAACCTAGTGCCTCTTCTTTAGTCCAAAGTGCGGACTCAAAGCCTTCGGTTGGCCGTCCCGCCCTATGCCATAGTGAAAGGGCGAGATCGTATCGATTGACCGCGAGGTATCGGGTTGCCTCAAAGACCTCGTTGGCTTGTTCAAACATCCAATCATTTAAGTCCGCGTAATCAGGGTGCGGCCACGGGACTTGGTCGGCTGGTAGTAGTTCGCTTGGCTCTAGAGTTTCCAGGCTTTGGTTTGAGCCAACAGAGAAAGGCACGGTGTCTCCGTATGGATCTCCGTCGTAGTTCTCTGGTAGTTCGACTACTTCAGTGTCCGCTAAAGTATCGAGCGCGTATGTTTTTAGTAATGCTTTCATAGTATCGTTTATGTTTGTTGGTTATAGGTAGTGTGATATGATTGTGACAGCTAGCAGTATCCCGCCAACGATCAAACTCCAGATGACAATATAAGCACTTTCCTCTTGCTTATCTGTTTTGACTAGCCTGTTTTGTTTTTTCATTTTATTACTTTCTATTTTATTTGTTTATGTCGCTACTGTCTAAAATCTGCCAGTATTCTTCGTAGCCGTAAACTCTCTCGCCTACCTCTACCTCGACGGGGTAAGCGTCAAAGTGTTTTTTATGGTCGCGAACAAAGTCGGCAATATCTTTTGAGATGTCTTGTGTTTTCATAGTATCGTTTATGGTTGTATCGTTTATGTTATTGGTTCGCCGGGGATTTCCGGCACCCAAAAAGCCCGCATCCCTAAGAATGCGAGCTTGTTTGATTTAAGCGATTGCTTTGCAACGCTTGTCGTAGTAAGGCGATTCATGCTCCCAACCGAATCCCCTACCGTAAGCGTTATTTTCGTCGGAACAGTAGTCTTCAATGCTTTCCCAAGCATCAAAGCTATGCTCGCAGACATTTATTTCGGTGTGCATGGCAAGGATATGTCCGCTATGTAAGCGAAACAATAGGTGATAGCACCCGCCTCCAGAGCTGAACCAATCCGCTTCTACAATGTTGCTTTCGTAGCGTTTGAACATATCGCTGCAAAAGCTTTGAAACTTTGGATTAGGTATCCATACCACGCTATCAAAGAATGATTCTAAGGTTTGCCTGGCATCGTTTGTATCTGTTTTTGTTTTCATAGTATCGTTTTTATTAGTTGGTTTAACGGAACATCCGTTACCCAAAAAGCCCCGCCCTTGTGAGGCGAGGCTGAGAGGTTTATGCGGTTTGCTTTTTTGCTTCTAGGGTTTCAACTACCTTAGAGACAAAGGGCTTTAGTTGCTCGTTGAGTTCGTCGCGAGCAATGGCATCCACTATAGAATGACTTAACCTTGTCATAAGGACATCTACGCCAACTTGGCATAAATCTACCAACTTGCCGTCTTCGACTAGTTCTGTTGCATCCCAGTAATATTGTCTTTCATCTTCAGTCCAAGCGAACCTTGCGAGATTAACAATATTCCAAGCATCGCGGTAATACATACTGAGATTTTCAGCAATGTAATTTTGCGTTTCATATAACCAGTCTTCAAACATATTGAGCCAATCGGTATCGTTATGTTCAAGGTAGTAAGATATAACCTTTTTTTGAAGTTCTGTCTCTTCGTCTTTGATTGCATCTTGGACGCGGTCGCGGACGTGGAATTTTATGTCTTCAAATGTTTCTAGTTTCATGATATTTATATTTTTGTATTAGTTGGTTATAAGCGGAATGCTTACACCCAAAAAGCCCCTTAGCGAATAGCTAAGAGGCTGAGTAGTTTTCCTATTGGAAGTAAAGCGGTCTTGCCCACTTTTGAAGTTCCTGCAGTGTTTTGAACTCTCCGTCATCCACCGTTATACAACAGTAATACGGATACTCGCGTTCGTCGATATAGAATAAGTAATGCCAACCCGTGGCTTTGCACTTGTAGACTTCTGCCTTTGTGGCTTCTAAAAAGGTTTGGTCGTAAGTATTGCACTCACTCGGGTCAACCTTTTCGGATTCTGCAAAAAGCAACTTAGCTTGCTCAGCTTCCCCCTCCGACTGTATGTCATCAAGAAGTTCAGCTTTTTTTCTTAAATTTTCAGCAAGCCTAAACTTCGCTTCGTTTTCTTTGTCCCTCCAATAGTTAATCTTGCGATTCAATTCAACTAAATCGCTCTGCAACTTGGACTCACCTTTGCTGTGTATCAGTGTTTCGTTTTTCATAGTTTTGATTTTTGTATTTTTGGCTCTCCCTATTTTATGGACGGCTTGAGACTCCCACAGAGTGTGGCTAGGTTACCAACTATGTCCCCCTTTGCTAGGTCGTCATACATCCCTGCTTTACCAACAGAGAGAAGCTAGCGGTAGGACTGTCAAAGAACGGAACTGCACCCCCAATATGCACAGTTTCCAACCCCGTGCAAGCTTTTTTTTCAAGATAGTTAATTGCCCTTGTGGACTCCGTTTCCGTGACTCCGTGGCATCCCCCTTCTTAGCCCCTTTATACGTAGCCTGCATGGATTGAATGAGTGGAATGAGTGGAATGAATCCTTTCCGCTTCTGATAAATAAATAATTCCTTCACATGGTGCTGGCCTTCACCCTGGTAACTCGAGTTTCATAAATCATTGATAGCCAACGTAAAACAAGATCAGCAAGCCCGGTAAAACTGCAACGGGGGAGGAGGGGGTCAGCATCGAGCGCGACTAGAATCGTATATATCATCAGACGCCCCTCTAAAAAATACAAGCCTCATGGGGCTTACTATCCGCGGACTCCCCTTGTGCTACTCAGTAGGGTTACTGCTCTAATCATCCTTTGTTCTAGCGGAGAATCCGGATTCTATGTAGCCGAAAAATACGTGTCAAGCAAAAAATGCAATTATTTTTGATCCAGATGGAAGTAATCCTTGACATATGTGTAAGTGCTTGTCATCAAGGACATAATGAGTGCAATCAATCCTAGTCCTGAAGAGATGCGACTGGACCTAATGGCCAGCATATCTGAGAGTATTCAGGAAGTTAGCAAGGAGAAGGAGGCTATGAAGGTCAATAGCCTAAGCCGTGCTAACCCAGGGAAGGTGGCTGAGATACTTTATCACTACGCCATGGGCGAGACCCAGACCAAGATGGTGAAGAAGTATAAGTTCAATCGAGATACTGTGATCTCAGTTCTAACTGATTATGCGGACCACATAGGGAAGTTCCGAGAGGTAACTGGCCGACTAGCGGCCAGGAACTACTTGAATTTGTCCTCACTGGAAGAGGACCTCATTGAGAAAGTCCGTGGTAGGTTAGAGGGTGATCCGGACTTCGAGGTATCATTCCGTGACCTAACGGAGCTATCCATAGCTAAGGCGAATGCAGGTAGGGAGGCTTTGACGGCTAGAGGTGAAGCGACACAGATTACGGAAGACCGGAAGGTCTTTACACAGGATGACTACGAGGCTACCATCAAGGCAGCGAGGGCTAGGATACAAGAAGCCAAAACTATAGAGGCAGAGGTGCAGGATGCCTAAGTCAATCATGGATTCTAGCTACGATCCGATCTATGATCAGGTTCGGGGAATACTAGGAGAGCATTTTGAGAACTACTGCTTCATAGTCATGAACGAGCAGGGTGAACTATTTTATGATTACAATCACCTGCCAGCAGGGAGGATGCTAGTGCATGAAATGCAGAAAGAGATTACTGACGGTGACATAAACTTTGAGTGGGAGTTCGAGAATGACCCAGAGGATCTAGAGGAAGACGAATGACCATTGAGTTCACAAATCACCCAGTCCTAGAGGCTCCTACGGATGAAGAGATAGTTATCCTCGGTGAAGCAGATCCCAAGCTATTGGTTCAGCTACACGAGGCTCATGAAGGTAGGATTCAGTCAGCAAGGGAGGATCCACTGCGTCACGGATTTGAGCTAACAGGTTGGAGCCGGATGCGAGATGCTTTGAAGGACTACGACGAGGTCATTACCTTTGGCGGAAACCGAAGCGGCAAGACAACGGGATGCGCTAAGATGGTTATGGAAGCCGTGACCGAAAACATGGACGGCCACGTTGTATGCTTTAGTCAGAATGCGGACACATCCATTAAGGTGCAGCAGGCTGCTATTTGGGAGATGATGCCTAGAGAGTTCCGCAGGAAAACCAAGAGTATCGATGGTTACGTGAACTACAGTATGCAGAACGGATTCACGGGCAGTTCTTTTATCTTCCCTGACACCAGAACTAGGGTGGACTTCAAGACATATACGCAGTTCAGTAATAACCAAACGATCCTAGAAGGTTTTGAGTTCGGTTTCCGTAACCCTACAGGAACAAATATAGGAGCCTGGCTGGACGAATACTTGGGGGATGCTGCTTTGGTAAACACCCTACGCTTCCGTCTTGCGACCAGAGATAGTAAGATGCTGCTGGGGTTTACGCCGATTGATGGGTACACGCCCTTTGTTGCGGAGTACCTCAAGGGAGCCGAGACGCTGGAAACTAAGTCCGCGTCCTTGCTGGATGGCGAACAGGTTCCAGTAATTCAATACAGCCCTGAGCGAGATGCTGGTGTTGTTTACCTGCACTCCGACGAGAACCCCTTTGGCGGTTATGACCGCATAGCCAAGGACCTAAAGAACGCTAGCCGTGATACGATCATGGTCCGTGCCTACGGACTGCCTACGAAGTCAATGACTTCACTGCTGCCGAACTTCAGCCCAGAGGTCAACGTCCTTAGCAATACGCCAAACAAATATGGTATGTCCTTCCCTGACAAGGACTCCCTCACATGGTATCAAGTAGTTGACCCCGCCTTTGCCCGGAACTACGTAGCGATATGGGCAGGAGTCTCACAGGACGAGGAGATATTTATACGCAGGGAGTGGCCGGACAGAGATACCTACGGCGAATGGGCCTTGTTCGGTGACCCGAAGTGGCGCAAGGGTCCAGCTGCGGACAAGATAGGCTACGACGTAGAGAGGTACTGCGAACTCTTTCAGGAAATAGAAGAGGAACTAGGTATCGAGGTCATGGAACGTATCGGTGACTCCAGGTTCTTTGCCAAGGAAAACGAGAACAACGTGGATCTATTCACGGCCTTCTATGACTACGGAATGAATTTTACGCCGTCGGACGGACAGCAGGAGGGCATAGGTAACACCAGCCTGGACGATTGGTTCTTCTATAATCCGAACTACGACCTTGATCCCGCCAACAGACCGAGGTGCTACGTGCATGAGGACTGCGGGAATCTTATTGAGAGCATGATTAATTACAATGCAGCCGGCAAATCTGACGAAGCACTCAAGGACTTTTTTGACCTCATCCGTTATTTGCGAATGTCAAATGGCGGTATGGGTCCTGATTATTTTGCATCCTCCGATATGGGGATCACCAGAAAACAACAAGGAGGATACTAATGAAAGTAAAACTAACTGAGTTTGCCGAATATCATGATACTGACTTCGATGAAGCTCTTAAAATAGCTAAAGAAAAACTACCGCAGGAATACATAAGCGGCAAAGGCAAGAACACCTGGATCAGCCCAGAGGGACAGGACATCCTGTGCGATGGTATGTTCATCAACGAAATAATACCTAAACACTTCAGGGGCAAGGTCTTATCAATTTGTCCGAATCCTAGATTCAACATGGTTCACTTCGTAGAGATAGGTAAGAAGGTTCCCGTTCTGATGCCTAACAGATTGAAGGATAGATTCTTAGGCAAGATGATCTGTTTTGAGGCAATAGAATCCGAGACAGGGGTCAGCTATCGCTATGTCAAAGGTTGATAGAACAAAGATATTTTATGATAGAAATCCTCTAACCGGACAAGTAGAGGACGAGAACCTGACTCTGGATTACAAATGGAACCAGCAGAACAGGGATCGCCTCATAATGTGGGAAACTTTCAAGCGATACGTGAAGCATGAATCCAAAGTCCCCATGACAAACATAGAGTTATGTGATAAGATAGGCAGTTCTAGGACTCATCTTGCTAGCATGATTCAACTAATTAAAGATAGACTAAATGCAGAACGATAATATTTCAAACGCTCTTACCTATGTGGGCAATGAGCCGGACATTAAAACACTCCGATTTGCTTACGAGCAAACTATAACGGAGCTTGAAGCATATTTTGATTTGTGTCGTACGAGCTACGACGACCGACGTAACTGGTGGCCAGGCAAGAGCCGCGATCATCGCAAGCATGGCGCGGACGCATTCCCTTGGGAAGGTGCTAGCGATACTGAGTGCCATCTCATTGATGAACGTATAACTAAACTTGCATCCCTATTTATTTCTGCACTTAAGAGGGCTAACGTCAGAGCGTTCCCCGTGGAGAGTGGAGACATTGCTCGCAGCAAGTTAGTATCAGGTTTCCTCAAGTGGATGATCCGTTCCGGATACATCCCTCGCTTTTATCGGGAGATGGAGCTAGGTGCTAACTACCTGCTAGAGCGTGGACTTCTAGTCACCTACGTTGGATGGCACATGGAGGATCGATCCTTTGAACAAGAGATTGACCTTCAACAGATTGCACAAATATCTCCAGAAATCTTTCAAGCTGTAGAGCAAGGTGAAAACGATGAAGAGTTAATCCTGCTCCTTCAGCAAGTTTTTGACGGCGTTACAGAAAAACGAGCAAAGACCGCACTCAAAGATCTACGCAAACAAGGAATGGCGAAACTGCCCGTAGTGCGTCGTCAAATTAATTGCCCCGAAGTCAAGACCCTAGCACCTGACGGTGACTTTGTCTTCCCTCCCTATGTTACTGACCCGCAACGCGCACCGTACTGCTTCTGGAAAACGTATTACACTCCACAAGAATTAGAACTCAAGGTAACAACTGATGGCTGGGACCAGGACTTCGTGGATACAATGATCGAAAGATACCGAGGTGTGAACATCGACAGCCTTGAGCGATACGAAGAGGGCCGTCGCAGCATGAGCCTAACGGACACTGCATACGAAGCTGATGAACTTATTGAAATAATTTATGGATACCAGAGACTAATCAACGAAGAGGATGGCTCCGAAGGAATTTACTGCACAGTATTTCATAAGAACTTTGATGGAGATGATGGCACTGGGACTCCCGGATATGCAAAGTTCGAACTACTTAACGGATACGAAGACTATCCAGTAGTAGTGACACGCTTGTCCGAGGACACTAAGCGTCTCTATGATGTATCCACCGTTCCCAGTATTCTTCGTGGTATTCAGAACCAAGTAAAGGTAGAGCGTGATTCACGGATTGACCGCAACAGCCTAGCTACCCTGCCTCCCATCTTGCACCCAGTAGGTCAAGCACCCAATGACTGGGGACCAGGTCGGATGATTCCATACCGACGCAAGGGTGACCTGGACTTCGCTCCGACTCCTGCGTACAACCAAGGTTCGCTTGAGATGGAACATCC